TTTCTTAAGTAATCTATTACCATTATTCAAATTAAAACCAGACTGTGAAGTCTTTCCTAAACAAACCGAATTAACCACGGACGAGGAAACAGGGAACTTAAAACCAGGACAATTTATAAATCTTCCTTATTATGGTGGCAAAAGAAAAGCATTAAATACAGATGGAACTTCTTTTGATATTGAAAAATTTTTAACAGTAGTAGAAGCAAACTTAGTATCTAAAGATGATCTAATAAAAATAACAGAAGGAATAGATCAAAAAATTTATGAAGGAATTGATGGCGATTTAGTAGATGGTCCGCCATGTCTAGCAGAAATATCTAAAGTTTCTAAAAGAGAAGGGTTTGATGGCAAAGATAGGTTTATGTATAACTATCATGTCTTTGCAAAAATGAAATTTCCAGATGGCTGGGAACAAAAAGTTAAGAATGCTCCAGTTAAATTTTTTGAAGAACGACATGCAAATGCGTGGGATGATAGAATATTGGGGGCTAAATTAAAGTCCTGGAAGAGATCAGATAAAGGATATACCTGTACTCAAAGTCCTCTAGCTGATTTTTGTAAGAAAGGTATCTGTGTTAAGAAAAGATTTGGAGTGTTAGCAGGATCAAAAGGGTCTTACCCTATACTGACTAACTTAAGAAAGATAGAAATTTTTGAAGAACCTGAGTATGAATTTGATGTCACTAAACCAGATGGAATTGCAACAGCGACAGTACATTGTAAATCAATTGAACATTTAAACGACCAACGTAAACGTAGAAACGCCATAGCAAAAGCAGCAGGATTTTTACCACCACTTATTAAAGGTGACGAAGAGCAAACAGTAATGGATGAATTATATAAAACACAGAAAGCAGTACAACCACCTATAGGAACTTCACCTAAAGAAAAATTACATGATGTATTGCACGCTAAAATAAATGGACCAAGGGCAACCAACGATGCAGCATTTAAATCTGGCTCAGTATTAATAGAAGGAGAATATGCCTTTTTTAAATTTGATAAATTTTATGAGAGATTAAAATCTAAGGACTGGAAATATAAAGAAGAAAAAACAGGACGGATTATGGAAAATTCTTACAGGGAATGCGATATACAATTCCTGGAACAGAAGAGATTTCCTACAAAAGAAAAAGGCCAATACAATGCGTCAGTTAAAAACGTAATTCAAATTAATATTAAGTCCTTTGAAGAAGTACCAATATACCATACCAAAATAAAACATAAGACGGAGATAATGTGATTAGTAGAAAAATATACGGGCCTCCGGGAACAGGGAAAACTACAAAGCTATTACAATACGTTAAAACATTTTTAAAACTTGGTACAGATATTGATAAGATAGGTTATTTTGCATTTACTACCAAAGCTGCAAACGAAGCTATTGATAGAATGTTAGACTATCACACACCTTTTCAGAAAAAAGATTTAAAATATTTTAGAACATTACACTCACTTGCTTTTAATAGATTAGGTATGAAAAAGAGTGAGGTAATGCAGGATGAACATTACGAAGACATAGGTAGAAAGATGGGCATAGAAGTGACCGTTTATTCTAATGGTCAAGAAAGTACAGGGTTTGTAGATTCAGACAGCGAATATTTTAATTTAATTAATGCTGCCAGAATAAAAGAAATATCTATCGACGCCGAATACAATACTGGAATGTATTCTTATGAATTAGAAAAAAATTTATTACATATTTTAGGTGGTGAACTAGATAACTATAAACAATCTTTTAAGTTAAAAGATTTTACCGACATGATTGAAGCATTTAATGTGTCCAAATTGTGTCCAAAATATGACGTGGTTTTTATTGATGAGGCTCAGGATTTATCCCCAATACAGTGGAAAATGGTAGATATTCTGCGGGAAAATTCCAAGTATGTTATACTAGCTGGTGATGATGATCAAGCTATTTATGGCTGGGCAGGTGCAGATGTCAAAAAATTTCAAGATATTCCAGCTAAAAAAGACATAATTTTGCCATATTCTCACAGGGTTCCCATTCAAGTTCAAAATCTAGCAGATAAAATTTTAAGTAGAATTCCCGATGACAGAAGAGTTAAAAAAAATTGGCAGGCTAAAGAGGAAGAAGGAGCTGTACATTACATTACTGCAATTGATGATGCACCTTTATATAAAGATGACTGGTTGGTGTTAGCACGAACTAATGACAGACTAGAAAAACTTAAACCAATTTTAAAAGATATGGGAATTTATTTTCAATTTAAAGGCAGAAAAAGTTTTAGGTCTACGTTGTTTAGAAGTATTCTAAACTACACAAGATGGCAGAACAAAGGAGACCAATTATCTTTAAGTGAAACAAGAGATGTGTTAGACTGTATTCCCTATACCCACGCTCTTAAGGAAGAAAGGCTTTATGATTTAAAAGAATTTGGATGTAGTAATACTAAGAGATGGTTTGATGTTTTTAAAGTAGACCCGGAAGAATGTTTATACATTAGAGAATTATTAAGGAATGAAGAAGAACTTCATAAAGATGCAAGAGTTCAACTATCTACTATACATTCTGCAAAAGGTGGTGAAGCAAAAAATGTTTTACTTATTTTAGATAATACTAAAACTATTCGAAATGCTACAGAAAAAAGTCAAGCAAAAGAAGATGAAGAAAACAGAGTCTGGTATGTGGGTGTAACTAGAACTTCACAAAAATTATATATTATGGCAGCTAAAAAGGAGGCACACGGTTATGACATCGAAAGTTTGGGATAAACAACACGGCGGATCACATTATCAAAATTTTAAAATTCAGCCTAGTAAATTTGTGGTTGAGAATGAGTTGCTCTTCCCGGAAGGATGTGCTATAAAATATATCTGTCGTCACAGACTGAAAGGAAAAAGGGAAGATATATTGAAGGCCATACACTTTTTAGAAATGATATTGGAAAGAGATTATCCAACTCAACAAGAAAAGCCAAAACAAAATTCATGGGGGATCGTAAATGAAGATTCCTAAGTTCGAAGCACAAACTGAATGGGTTAAACCTACAGAATTTCCAGACTTAAGACAAGTAGATGAGATAGCAATAGATTTAGAAACAAAAGATCCAGACTTAATTAAAAAAGGATCTGGTTCTGTTATTGGTAATGGTGATGTAATTGGTATTGCAGTTGCAACTAAACATTACAAAGGTTATTTTCCTATAGGTCATGAGGGTGGTGGTAACATGGACCGTAAGAGAGTTTTGGGTTGGCTAAAAGATATATTAGAATCTCCATCAACAAAAATTTTTCACAATGCAATGTACGATGTTTGTTGGCTTCGTGCACTAGGATTTAAAATAAACGGCGACATTGTTTGTACAATGATTGCTGCAGCAATTACTGATGAGAACAGATTTCGTTATGATCTCAATAGTTTATCGTGGCACTACCTGGGTTATGGTAAAAACGAAGCTGCACTAGCAGAAGCTGCTGAAGAATGGGGAATTGACCCTAAAGCAGAGATGTACAAATTACCTGCTATGCATGTTGGATCTTATGCAGAAAGAGACGCTGAAGTTACATTTGGCTTATGGCAGGAGATGAAGAAAGAGATTATTAGCCAGGATTTAGAGGACATATTTGACCTCGAAACAGAACTGTTTCCATGCCTGGTTGACATGAGATTTAAAGGTGTCCGAGTAGATGTAGATAAAGCTCATACAATGAAAAAAGAATTTAAAAAAGCAGAACATGAATTACTAAATAAAATAAAAGGAGAAACAAATATTGATACACAGATATGGGCAGCAAGAAGTATTGCCAATGTATTTGATGTATTAAGATTAGAATATCCAAGAACAGAAAAAACTGAAGCACCTTCATTTACTAAAAATTTTTTACAAGAACATAAACATCCTGTTGTTAATATGATTGCTAAAGCAAGAGAGATAAACAAAGCTCACACAACTTTTATAGATTCTATTCTTAGATACGAACACAAGGGTAGAATACATGCTGAGATAAACCAACTTAGATCACAAACCGGGGGCACGGTAACTGGTAGGTTTTCCTACCAGAATCCTAACCTCCAGCAAATTCCTGCAAGGAACAAGGATCTGGGACCTAAGATTAGATCATTATTTATTCCTGAAGAAGGTTGTAAGTGGGGAGTCTTTGATTACTCACAACAAGAACCAAGATTAGTAGTACACTATGCATCGTTATATAAACTACCATCAGTCTATGATGTAATTGATGCATACAATACAGACTCAAACGCAGACTTCCACCAAACAGTAGCAGACATGGCTCAGATACCACGTTCACAAGCAAAGACAATTAAC